TCATGCAATGCAGGACTGTATAATACATGCCATAGGAAATGATGACAATATCTCACCTCATCAATTGGAAGCGTTTGCGCGTCTGTACCACCTGTCTACTGTCTTGCGACATGGATTTTCAGTAGATTTATCTGATTACGACGAAGAGGAAGAACCTGATAGAACACCACCGGAATTCTTAGCCGAGGCGATAGATTGGACATGGGAACCCTTGTGTTCGGGTGGGATGAGGCGAGTAGCTTTGAACTTTGCCATAGACACGGCTCATATACAAGATATGTTATCTATCATCGTATATTTAACGACTACGTATAGTCTTGCTTGTGGCATGTTAGCTGCGGCTCGGAACACCCAACATCTTGGACCACCGGTACAATTGATTTCAGATGAAGGCACAACTACCTATAATAGTGATTTCAGGAGAGCAATGGTGTTGCGATGGGAATCACTCAATGAAGCACCTTCAGGGCCTTGGTACCGACGAATGCTCCATAACGTACGCAATTTTTCCCTACGAGGATTGGTTTCTTATTCTGCATGGAGAAATAGAGCACAAGATGCTACTCAATGGTTGACGTCTTCTCGTTTTTTCACCATCCCGGCTTCCATCACAGAACATGCGATACACCGTTTTTGTCGAGCTTTGAATATTATCACAACTGCCCGACATAGCACCTACTGGTCAATTTTGACGGGTTTTATCTCCGCTATATCACTTTTCTTTGGCTTAAAGGCTTGTTCTAACTTTTTGTTTAGACATGCAACATGCCATTTGAAGCGTGTTCAAGAGGGGGAAAAATTCGACAAACTACTTTTCTGTAGGTCTGGTTGTGTAGCTTGCGCTACTTTTAAGACTCGAGAACATTGTGGTGTCAAGTGTAGAGAATGTATACGAGCCGGTAATGGAATGTCAAAATCCAATTTCGATGAAATTCATGTAAGGACAATCATTGGTGAATGTCTCTTCCCGCAAAAGAGCACAGCGGAAGGAATATTCTTCACAGAACGCTGCAACCTTCTTACGATGGTCGCTAAAGACTTGTTACCTACTGGCGGTTTAGTCTTATGCGAAGATGGCAAATGTCAATATTGCGATGTAGCTCGCGACATGATGGAAGATTGCTCGAAGAAAGATTGTAGTCCTTGCGAATTGACTTTGAAAGGATGTTTGACTACTAGTGCAGGTCATATATCTCGTATAATGAAGGCAGCAGTAGAAGCCATAAATTCAGTGGAGAAACAGAAAACCATGATAGCCAAGGCACATATTTGTTGTGTTCATTGTGATACAATCGATGGCCAGAAAATTCATGAAATATGTATAGATTGCCACCCAATCGGACAGACAGGCATTCAAGGCACACTCAAGAAGACAGTTTTGACTACTTTACGCGCTACTAACTTGGCTCTGACCGAAAGTGAAGAAGTGCGAACCCGACGCTCTAGAAGACCTCGAGCGGAAGAAAACGTCATCGCTGAAGCATTGACTGATACCAACGCAGATCAAGTCATACATAGTAAAGTCGCTGGCAATACGTTTGTTGTGTCTTCTGAAGTCATTTCAAATCAGCAAGTGTGCATGCGTGCGGGTTTAGGCATCTTCGTAAAGGGTAGAATTCTACTCATGGTTAAACATGTGTATGAATCTTTGGGGGACATTGTCACGTTAACTTGTCTTAAAAACAACACTCTCACTTACGATTTTCCGAAATCGGAGCTGTTGGCCGTAGACATATTAACTCCAGATAACGAACCGAAAGATTTAGTACTCGTGAGTTTCCCCAGAACGATGATGACTATGCCCGACATCCATAAGCATTTTATCCAAGCTAAAGACCAAACTAAGTATGAGACTTTCAAAGTCACACTTTTAACACATCGTGACAAAGTCTTGACGCGCCTTGAATCTTATGCTAAACCAGAACATCATTTAGACGAATTTAGATATTTAAACAAAGATCAAGAAATTTGGATACGCGATTACTACCAGTATACCGCCGAAACTAAACCCGGAGATTGCGGAGCGCCTTTAGTGGCCCACGCACCATCTCTAACCGGTAAGTTAATTGGTATTCACGTAGCTGGAGCTGTAGCACCTGGCACTGCTTATAGCACGAGCATTACTTATGAATTGCTCAAAACAGGATTGGACAAATTTCCTATCCAAGCTCAAGTATGCTGGAATGTTACAACAGAGGACGTAGTGACACCTATAGAGGGCCAATTTTACCCTCTAGCAACGACGACACCTTTGGGCTCACCTTCAGGCACTAAGCTGCGACCTTCCTCCATACATGGTCACGTCTCTGTACCAACCACAATGCCTTCCGCTTTAAAACCGATGAAAGTCCAGGGAATACCTGTGGATCCTATGTTGCTTGCCCTAGCAAAGAATGCTGGTAAGACTCCGTTGATTGATCAAGAATTGTTACATGAGTGTGTAAAAGCAGTGTTACCCTCCGTTTCCCAGAAATGGTCGGGACCTATGTTATACACCATACATGAAGCAGCTCTTGGGATCGACGGTGATGACCGTGTTCGTTGCTTGGATCGACAATCATCCGCAGGATATCCTTGGGTTTTGTACGCGAAGAAACCCGGAAAGCAAGATTGGTTGGGCAAAGATGATGACAAGTATGTAGCCGAGTCAATGCTTCAAGCTGTGCAATTCCGTGAAAAAGAGGCTCTTCAAGGACGCAGAGTACTAACCGTTTGGGTCGATACACTTAAAGATGAGCGACGCCCAATCGAGAAAGTTATGACAGGGAAAACTCGATCATTCGCATGCGGACCCGTAGACTACAATATTCTTTTTCGGAGACATTTCCTGGCATTCGTAGCGAACGCCATGGACAATAGGATCCACAATGAGATAAGCGTAGGAACGGACCCGTATTCTTTTGATTGGGAGAAGACCTTTGTCAAATTGACTCATTTTGGGAAAAACCTCACTAGCGGTGATTTTTCGAACTTCGATGGAAGTCTCTCTGCGGACTTGTTATGGTCTGTATTTGACGTAATCAACAACTGGTATTTGCTCAACGGTGAAACCCAACATGAAATCGTTCGCTATGTTCTATGGCTCGATATTGTGAATTCAGTCCATCTTTTACATGACACCTTGTATGTGTGGGCTCACTCACAGCCATCGGGTAATGCTGCGACAACTATTATCAATTGTCTGGCAGTTAAGCTGGCTACACGATACGCATTTTCCAAAGAAACTAACTTGCCACCTCAATGCTTTGAAGACTATTGCTCTATGGTTTGCTATGGTGACGACGTTAACATCAATGTGAGACCTGGGACTAATTTGGACTCCTTCGCTTTACAACGCGGGTATTCCCAAGTAGGACTAACTTACACTGACGCCGAAAAGACCGGAAATCTGCAACCCTATGTGAACATTGACGACATTCAATATCTCAAACGTCGATTCCGTTACGAACCTTATTTAGGTAGACACGTAGCGCCTTTGAATCTGAATGTTGTGTTGGAAATGTGTAACTGGGTGCGCGGTGACGATATTGCAAGAGCAACTATAGACAATGTCCAAACAGCAATTCGAGAATTGGCATTGCACGACGAAGAAACCTTTCAATATGTTGACAAACTCTCAAGCGCTGTTTACCATCAACTGGGACGTCTGCCACAGACGTTTACGCGCAAAGCATTGCTAGACTGCTATAAAACTGGCTACTTTAAATTACAATGGGGAGACTCTACAGTCGATAAGAGTTTCCTACGAATGTAATCTCGAAGTTCTTTGCGTTTCTACTTCAAAAGAAACGCACGGCTAAAGCTTTTTATGTCCTAGCCGGTC